CACGCCGCTCTTGCGGTAGAGCCTCATGGTGCGGTAGACAGTCATGAACTTGTCCATGCGCTCGGTGCCGAGGTCGTTGTAGGAACCCAGCGTGACGGTGCCGTCCTCGTCGAGGCGGAACATCGACAACACGTTGTTGTTCCCCGCCTCTATGTCCTCCTTCTTCATGTAGGCGTACTCGTAGCCGTACCTGCCGTTCTGCTGCTGGATAAAGATGCCGTTCTCGCCGAAGGTCTTGGTGACAGCAAGATAGTTGTTGCCGTATCCGTTGGTCGCCTGCATGAGCGCGAGGCTGTCCCTCTGGGCCACCATCAGGGCTGACCCGCTGTTGCCGAGCGTGGAGGTGATGCCAAGGCGGGTCTTGATGCCTTGGTCCACTATGATGTTTTTGGCAACCCCGAGGCCGCCGTTGATGACGGCTGCCGCGCTTGAAACGCTCGCGGCCTCGGTGGTAGAGGCTACCCGTAGCGAGGTCATGTTGGCGGTGCCGTTCACGTCGAGCTTATAAGCGGGCGACACCGTGCCTATGCCGACGTTCCTGTTGGCAAGGATGGCGATGCCGGGGTTGTTCCAGTCACCCCCGTAGAAAAAGCGGGTAAAGGTGCCGGGGCCTCCAAGTATACCGGCGGCATACCCGTAGTCGGTGGCACCGTCGTTGGAGACGCTTTTGAGTCCCCACGCCCAGTTGGTCGTTGTCCCTGCCTTCATCCGAATGTCCCCGGCTGTCGAGATGGAAAGCTGGCGGTTGTCCGATGCCGCGTTGAAGGTCATGTTGCCGACGCTGTTCATGTCGCCGCTTACGTTGGCCGTGCCGTTGAAGGGGCGACCCCAGAGGTTGCGGGAAGTCGCGAGCCTGGCCGCGCTCCCTGCGTTGCCCGTGAACGCGCCCGCGCTGTCAAATTTCGCTATGTAGGTGCTCGCCGAAAGCAGCGTGAGCGATGCGTCTGTCAGCGACGAGAGCATCGCGCCGGTCCACTTGACCTGCGCCTGCTCGGCGTGCAGGAGGAGGTTGTACATCGTAAAGGCGCCTTTCAGCACGAGGTAGACTTCCCCCGCCGAGTTCACGCCGATGTCCCAGCTGTCAGGGTTGCTGTGAATCACGGTACCCCTGAACATTATCCCGCCTCTAGCGCCCACATACACGTCTACGACCGACTTCGAGCTGCCCCAGCCTCCGAGGTTGCCCGAGATGTGCAGCGAGTCCCATGTGTTGTCGCTCGACTTAGGCAGTGTGCCGAGGAGTATGTAGGCAGTCCCCGCCGCATTCTTGACCCCGTGGGCCACCCTCGGGAATGCCGACGCGTGAAGACCGTCGACCATGTCCGCGTTGAGGTTGGAGACCGCCGTGGTAGAGGCAACCTGCAACGGGGCCGTCCCCGTGGCGACAGTCGAGACGAAACGCTTGGATTCGAGCATGGAGGACGACAGCTTCATCCACGGGGTGACCGTCCTGTCGTTCTTGCCCTGCCCCATCACGATTTGGTTGGCCGTGTTGTGGCCGAGCGCGAAGGCTATGTTTCCGGCGCGCACCCACGAGAAACAGGCGGCGTTGTCGATGGTGGCGGTGCGGCACACGTTGACAAAGCCGTAGCTGTCGTCAGCATCCTCACCTGCCGAAATCAAGTTGTTGAACCTCGCCCTTGCCGAGAAAGTCTTTGCCCCGGTTATGGTCTGGGAGGTGCCGAGGGTGACGTAGTCAGCGAGGCTCTGGTGCTGGGTGAGAAAGCTGTCGAAGTCGTAGGTCTTCGAGGCGGTGCCCTTCACGCCCACCCACCATTTCGGCCCGGTGCCGTTGCCTCCCGCGAACTTGACCAGAGGCTTGCTGTACGCCACGCTCACAACCCCCTTGGTGTCCTCGCCGCCGAAAGCGATGCCCGCGGAGTAGTCGTTGACAAGCCACTCGGGGGCGGCGGAACCCGTCCTGATGGATTTCAGCAGGAACCCCTTGTACGAGCTGTTGAGCATTGACCAGCCGCTGTCGGTCGCGGTGGAGACGGTGACGGTAAGGTTGTCATGCAGCAGGCCGTGCTTGTGGTCGCTGAGTGCCGCCGTGATTCCCTTTGTCACGGTAACAGCCGTCCCGCTCTTTCCCACAGCGGTAACCACGTTGCCCGTCCCGGTAGTGGTGACGTTGAGCGCACTGCCGCCTTCGAGGGTCGAGACCCTGCCGCCGATTGCCGAGACAAGGTCAAATATCTCCTTGCCCGCACGACCGCTCACGGCGGTGCCGTCGTGGTCGGCGGTCGTATAATTGCTCCAAGGCCCCCAAAACAGGTCGACACCGGTACCTCCCGAGGACGCGCCCCCGTCCTCGATGCCGAGGGACGAAACGCCCTTTGTCGAATAAACGCTCCTGTCTATCTTCAATGCTCCGTGTCCCGAGTCCCATGTTATCGTGGCCTCCCCGACCTTGATTCCGGCAGGGGCCGTGACAAGGCCCGTCGCCCTGAGGGTTCCCGCGATGTCGAGCTTGAACGCCGGTGCCGTCGTCCCGATGCCGACGTTGCCGCTGTTGTTGACCCGCAGAGTGCTGGCTATCGAGACCTGCCCCGAGGAAAAGTTCAGCTGAAACGGTCTGTAACTGTTCCAGTCCCCCGTGGGGTTGCCCTGCGCGGTCTGGAGTATGTAGAAATTCGCGCCGTCGTTGCGGAAGATAACGCCGTAATTACCGGCAAACGCCCTGAACGCGTTCGTTGCCGACGAGGCGACCGTCCCGCTGGCCGTCAGCGACCCCACCCCCGTCATGTCACCGGTGACATCGGCCTCGCCGTTGAAGGGGCGGCCCCACAGCGTCCTCGCCGACCGCAGCTTCACCGCCGCCGCTGCCGTGTACTTCGCGCCGACCTTGCCGCTGTCAAGCAGCACCACACCCTCCGGCACCGTCGCCCCGCTCGGGGTCAGCAGCTCCGTGAAAGTGTCGAGGCAGTTCCTCCACCACCCCGTCAGCACCATGTCGCACGCGCTCCCGTAAAGCCTCAGGGCAAGATACGTCTTCCCCTGATACGTCACTGCCACCGGCAGTATCCGCTCGTCGTTGCTCGTGTTCAGATCCCGCGAGGTGGACGACGACCACGACGCGCGACATGTTATGTCGATGTTCTGCTCGCACCCGTTGGTCGCGCCCTCCCTGCGGCTGCTCGTCACCCGGCCAGTAAACCCGTAATCGCTCCCACCCGATGTCTTCGAGTCCAGCGCGGTAATGTCGGCTATGAGCAGGAACGTCGTGCGCCCCCCGTTGTCAGTCTTGTGGAAATGCCGCGAGCCGTATGACGAATGCGGCGTTATGCATGCCGTCTTCGTCACGCCCCCCACTGTCACCGACAGCGTGTTCTTGTTCCCGCCGCCCAGCGACATCCCCGTCAGCAGCCCGTTGAGATGCACCCCGTCGAGGAGGTCGGCGTTGAGGCTGCCGACAAGGCCGGTGTTGAGCATCGAGCCGCCCGAGCGCGGGAGGTAGCTTGTCGAGTCAAGGGTGCCGTTTGCTTTGAGAAACTGCGCGGCGGTCCCGTTCTTGACGTGGTAGCCTCCCGCCACATACAGGTGGCCGTTGCGCACGTTGAGCCACATGGCGTTTTTGCCGTGCTCGACCTGCTGGTTCTTTATCGTGGGGTACCACCCTATGCCGTACCATGACCCGAAACGGAGGTTTGCGTCGTCCTCACCGGCCATGTCCTTCCCGGCGTGGATGACGTTGTTGCCTGTCTTGGCTATCGCGGCCACGCCGCTTGTCTCCGAGCCGGTGGTGTTGAACTGCAACCACCCCGCGCTCGAAAACAGCATCTCGTTGGCGACGGTTTTCAGTCCTGTTATGGTCTGGGCACCGGCGAGCGTGACAAAGTTGTCGGGGTTTACATACGACTTGTAGTTGCCGCTGTGCAGCACGCGCCTCCAAGCTCTCCAAGTCGAGCCGTTGGCCGTGCGGACAAACATGTCGGTGTCCGATATGCTGTTTTGGTAGGGCATGGCTATCTGTGAGCGGAAATTGCCGCCTGAAAACGTCCCGAAGTTGACGACGCTCCAGTATGTGCCGAAATCCGTTATGAGGGTTTCGTCCTGTATGTTGATAAACTGCGGGGCGAGGTTGGTTCCCTCGGTGTAGGCTTTGGACTGTTTCGACCACGGGACAAAGTTCCCCTTGGTCACGGTGAGCGTCTTCTTGTCGTCGCTGAGTGCGACGGACGCCACCGCGTTGCCGCTGCCGGAAGTCGCGAGGGTGAGCGCGTCGAGGAAGTTCATCCCCTCGATGACCGACACACGCGACAGCAGCGACGTAATGCCCCCCTGATTGGCGCGGGCGAGGTCGTAGATTGCCTTCCCGCTCTTGCCGCTGACCACCATGCCGTCGTTGTCCGACGCGGAATAGTCGCCCCACGTCCCGTCATAGCGGTCGTAGGCCGCCCCGGTATTCCCCGACGAGCCGCCGCCTTCCACGCCGAGAGACGTGACACCTTTGGTCGAATATACCGATTTGTCTATTTTCAGCGCGCCGTGCTGGGAATCCCATGTTATGGTCGCGTCGCCTATCTTTATACCTCCGGTAGCAGTAATCAGGCCGCTTACCGCTGCCGTCCCTGTAACCGACAACACTCCTGCCATCGTAAGGTTTCCCACCCCGCTCATGTCACCGTTTACAGGGGCGGTGCCGTCGAAAGGCTGCCCCCACAGCTTGCGGCTGGTGGCAAGTTTGTCGGCAGCCGCCACCGTGGAGTCGAGGAAGGCGAAAGTCTTCCAGTCACGCCATGTGCCGCCTGCCTTGCGGCGGGTGTAGACATGCTCGTCGTTATAGCAGAAATACATCTGGTTGGCGGCGTTGCCGTCCCAGTTGAAATGCAGCAGTTGGTTGCCGTTTACATTGCTTGGCGTGTCGGCAACACCGGCACTCGTCTTATACACCCCGGAAACGGTCATGCCGTCGGCACTTTTCGCAATCGAGCCGACCCTGAACAACCCCGAGACATGAACGCCGTCAAGCATGTCGGCATTTAAGTTTGCGACCCGGGTTGTCGATGCCACGGTAAAGGGCGCGGTCCCGTCTGCCACGGTGGAGGCGAGGGACAAAGCCGTCACGGCCCCGGTAAAGCTGCCGAGGACGGAATAAACGTTGCGCCACCGCCCGTCGGCCTTGCCCAAGTCCATCGCGCCGTTTTTGGCCGTACACGGGGTCAGCTGCGAGCCGCTGATGTAGGCAACGTTTGTAAAAAAGTTCAGCTGCCCGTTGGTGCCGTGTATTGTCTGCACGGTAAGCGGCCCAGTCATCGTATCCCCGGCTTTTTTCACATACCGCCCGTCAAGCGTCGCGGCGAAGTTCACGGTATCAAGCAGGGTGCGCCACGGAAGGTAGCCGTCAAAGCTGTTGTTTGTCGGCCTCCACTGCATTATAGCATTGTCACCGCGCCCGGCCATAATCTGGAAGTGACGCGATTCCACCCCCCCGGCGGACACGCTCAGAATCGTCTTGTAGCCGGTATCGCCATCGGTGCCGCCGTCGTAGACCCTCGTCCCGTCGGTGCCGTATGACCCCCAGTTGTCACCATCGGTCCTTGACGAGACATTCAGCCTCCCGGCACCGACCGAGTAGGGGGCGGTGATGTTTTTTACCGCGCCGTTCTTTGTCCATGTCAGGAAGTTTCCCGAGGTGCCGAGCGCGGTCACATACTGGGTGTCGGCCTTTGTCTTTATGTAGTCCCATATCATCGACACCGGGCGGCGGTAAAACTCGGTAAGGCCGCTGGTGCCGCTGGTAATCACATAGGTCGTGTCGCCGGGCTTTGCCGACGGCTCCGGCAGCTTGTTCAGCAGCGCGTTAACCCCCGCCCGGGTCCCGTTGCTGCCGTCAATTTTGAGGTATGCGGCGAGGGACTGGTGCTGTGTCAGCGCGGTTATCCCCTTGGTCACGGTTATGGCCGTGCCGCTCTTTGTCACGGCTGTGACCACGTTGCCCGTGCCGGTGGTCTGGACGCTCAGCGCGCTGCCCCCTTCGAGGCTGGCGACCCGCGAGGCGAGCGACGAGATGCCGCCCGCATTTGCCTGAGCGAGGTCGTACAGCACTTTCCCCGACTGGCCGCTTACGACCCATGTGTTGTGCGTTGCCGCCACGAAATCCTTCCAGTCGCCGTCGTAACGGTCATATGCCGACCCGGCAGAGCCGCCCGGCGCGGATCCCGCCCCGAGGGCCGTGACACCGCCGGTGGCGTAGAAATGCGCCGCCGTACCGTCGCTGTGCTCCACATAGAACGCCTTGTGCGCGTCGTCCCATTTGAGCAGGCCGTTGCCGACTTTGATGTGATTGCCGACCGACAGTATATTCGAGACTGACATGTCTTGAAACGGAACCTTTGGAATAAGATAGGCCGGATGCTTTCCGTCCGATTGCAACACCACTTGGAATGAAGTCAGTAATGCCCCTACCGTATTTTCACCAACAAAGAATGAGAGCGGGTCAGCATGTACTACGCCGTCAGCGTCCCACCACAAATTACCGCCAGCCCTGTATCCCGTGCCGTCCATGCGGTCGATGCCCATTGCAACCCTTGTACCGTCGGGTACGGAAAACTCGCCTGTTGCAATGTTATAAAAGTCAAACTTGTCGATCATGTCGCCGCCATACCATGCTGCTATGCCTCCTCCGCGCTTTCCCGCATCATAGATGCCGCTGATACCGCTGTAGGCTGTCTGGGTCGTATAGTCAGCGTTGTTTACACCCAAACTCACTACCGATGTGAGTACAAGACCGTTTGTGATTGTCGTGGATTGCTTGTAGGCCGCTTTCAAATAGTCGAGTTTGTTGATGTTCGTATCGAGTACGGCCATTATCGCCGTACTCGCTTGGCTAAGGGCGTAAACGAAATCACCGTACTTTGTGTTAAACGTGGTATACGCGGTATTGACTGCCGAACACTCTTCCGATGTGGCCAGTCCGTCGGCAACGGTGTCTTCAATTTGCGCTATAAGATTGCTGGCCGCCGAATCAAATGCCGCCTTGGCACTTACAAGCAATGCTTTCAGAGTTGTTGGCAGGAGAGTGTTTCCATCAAGGCTCGCGTATGCCCTTGCAACCTCCCTTTGTACCGTTTCAATGTTTCTCAGGTAGGCTTGTATGACCGAAGCCTCGCTCCTGTCAATTATACCGTCTGCAAAAGCGGAATCGGTAAAATTCCTCAGTCCGTCAACCGTATCACCCAATGAGTCAATGGCGACGTTTAATTTGTCAACCTGATCTTTTACTTTGATTGCGAGTGTGTCATCGGTATAGCCGTGCCCCACTAACCAGTCTTCAAACGTCTTGTCCCCATAAACGGAATCAACGGTCAGTTTTAGTTTGGCTACAAGCGACTTGGAATCTTGGTCATAGCTGACAAACGTCGAGCCATCGGGATCACCGATATAGGCATCACCAAAACATTTAAGGAAGGCGTGGCCTTTTACAGAATCATAACCCTGCGATATAATGTCTTTGCCGACAAGGGAGTAGGAGTCGATGCCCCCGAAAAGTTTGATGCTCGGCGCGTCGGCATCGACGGTGGAGAATATCATGGCCGTCTGCCGCGTCTTGTCCGTGCGGTTGCCGAGCTGGCATATCTCGTCCCCGGCCTCGGGGATGTCGCTGCCGCTTTCGCAGTCGGTCGCGGAGAGGTCGACATAGCCGTAGTGGTTGCCGCTGTCGTCGGTACAGGCATCGTTGACGACGGCGGTGACGAGCCGCCAGTAGCGGTGGTTGCTGACCTTGTTGGCCGTCCCCGTCTTGGCGTTGAACATTTCGGAGACGGCTTGGTCGCCCGCCACAATCTTCGTGTCGGTCTTCTCGCCGTCCTGTTCCGAGAGAAAGTAACAGCGGTAGGAAACAACGTTACCCGCGTCGTCTTCGACTTCTTCGACCTTCGTGCATTTTACAGACCCGCCGGGAGTGATGTACTGCTTGCCCGCGAGGACTCCCGCTTTTATGACGGTGAGCTGCTCAAAAAACGCCTTGACGCGTACATACAGCCGCGCCACCTCGGCAAAGGAGTCGCCCGTCTCGGGGTCAATCCCGAACACGCCGCCACTGACCCCGGCCATGTATTTGCCGATTTCAACACCTTTTTCAAATGCGATTACCTCCTTGGCAGAATCGCGTTTGGTCTTGTTCAGAAAAGTCTGAAGGCTCTTTCGTGAGGAGAACAGATTGTTGTCGGTTGGCAGGGTCTTGTCCCATGTGCGGATAATATCCGGCAATGAGACGGAGGCCCCTATCGACTGAGCATAGCTGCGGACATCGGCGATGGAGTCGGTCATCTTCTCTTGGGATGTCCGGCTGAGCGCATCGCTGATTTCAATGTCCATCGATGACGGCAGGTTGACCTTCCGGGTTATCTTCGTAATCCTGCTTTCCCGGAACCCGAAGCCGGGGAAATATTCCTCGCTCACAAGGCGCACCCGGCGACCGATGGTGAGATCGATGTCGTTATCCTCAATCCACACATGGTCTGTGGGTGCCTTATAGACTGATATATCGAGATTGTGGTCGGCGTTGTACTTGTTGACCGCTGTCAGAAATTCTTCTTCGGCGAGGACATAATACTCGTCCGGCATACGGAGGTTCCACAGGATATATTTGTCTCCGGCTTTAGGCACGAGCTTGTCTCCGGGGAGCTGAATGTCGTTGTCATAAGGCCATATCGTGACAATCTCAAACTCACGGGTCGTGCTGTTGAAATTTACCTCGAAATAGTATGTGCCGTCTTCCTCCTCCCCGAGTCCGGCAAGCTCGCTGCCCTCTTGGAATGAGACCCGAATCACACGCCCGCCTATCATGTAGGCATTGGGGTCAAATGGGAGGCTGTTGTCGGTGAAATAGTAGATTGTAAAAGGGTTTCCGTCCTCGCCGGTCTTGACCTCGCTGCGGACACCGCTGACAACACCTACACGCCTTGGGTAAATATCTTCAAAAGCAGATTGCTCGAAGTGATCGACGCGGCCATATTTGTCAGCATTGATTTCGACATACTTCTGACCGCCGGGCAACTGAAGCCGGGTAAATCCATACTTTTCCGGGTCTATGTTCCGGCTGCTGCCCACAGGGTAAAGCCGGGTGTAGAACTTGACGTTGTCGGCGGTTCCGGGATCGATGGACAGTAGTCCCTTGTTGTAGCCGAGTTCCACCGGCTCGCCGTGCTCGCATTTGCAGACATTGACGGTCTGACCCTCGCCCCACCATTCGGCACCGACCTTCTCGGCAATCTCCTTGAGAGCCTCGTCGCAGTATTTGCCGAAATAGTCAATGACTATATTTTCCGTGCCGTTGACCTGCCCGACCTTCCAATCGGTGGTGTTGCCCATGCCGTCGTTCATGCACTTTACAATCATGGCGACATGGTCTCGCGGAGGGGCGGTCAGAGTGAACACGGGGTTCTCCTCGTTATCCACGGTCTTGATGACAAGCAGACGCTTGATCATGCTTTCCACGCCGTAGAGCTTGATGTCGTAGACCCACTCTTTCTTGGAGTTCTGACGAGGACGGTACTTTTCGGTCAGCCAAAAACGCTCGCCGAGGAAGTCGGCATAATCATCGACATCGAGTTCTATATGCTCGTAATGGGTGAAGGACAGCGTGAGGACGCTGTCGCCCTGCACCTCCTTGACCTGCGTAGAGCTGTCATTAGGCGATATGTCAACCTTGGGGTTCCCAACCGAGTCGTATATAGTTATAAGCATATTTGAACGGCGTTTGAATTTCGTTAAAATGTTGGTACAGGCTCACGGAATTTAACCTTGAACCGGCTTGCCTGCACTCCTTCTTTCCACAGGTATGTGAGCGGCTTGTAAGCGAATGGCTCGACGAAGAACATCCGCAGCGTGAGGTTCAATTCGGTAAACTTCACATTGAGCCAGCCGTCCTCGCCGGTCTTGAGGAAGGTTATGAAATCTCGATAACGGCGCAGCCACTCATCCTTAGTCTCGGCAAACAGGGCAAAATGCAATGTGACATCACGTTCCTCGTTCTTGACCTCAAGTCTCGATGAATATTTTGAACCGTTTTCTTCCCGGATATTGACCGCCACATAGCTCTTGACCTTTGAGGCTGTCATGATTGCCGTAAGGTTCTCCCGGCCGCCCTTCTTCTCCTCGGTCAGAAAGGCTCCGAACTCAGTCCATATATCAATGCCGTTGATTACGACAAGATTTTTCAATACCTCACTATCCATGTCATTTTGTCTTTATTCCGTCCCTGATTATCTTTTTTATGTCCTCGGACATTTCCTCGACCTTGTCGGCTGTACGTCCTGTGTTTTCTTCAATCTTGCGTAGAGAATCAGATGCCGCACCCCATTTGGCTGTCACATCCTCAATATTATCATCCATCGAGGACAGATGCATCTGGGCACTGACGAACAAGCCTTCAAGTTTAGTCCCTTGGTCTTGGCTCATGGCGGCGTAACTGCCAGCTCTCCCGGATTGACTCGAACCGTTGTTTTCGGGTTCATAACCGACTGCGTCCGCAATGGCATCGCGTTCCGCAATGGCATCGTCGACAATCTTTTTGTAGCTGCTCCTAAGCGAGGCAAGTTCATGGTCATCGAGCTTTCCGTCATCCGCCATCGCGTCTGCGAGGTTCTTGTACCACACCTTGAGCATGTCGCTGTATTTCTCGCTCATGAGGCTTTCGACGATGGTGCCGAACAATAACTCATCGATATTCTTGCCGAATGATTCCGCATCAGACTCCATGTCGAGCAACTGGCTTTTGAAATTATCCCTGAGGCTGCTGAACGACATTCCCGTAAGTTTTTCCCGGAGCGCGTCCTGCAAATCTTCAATCTGCCGGTAATAGTCGATGTAGTCATCCATGTATTGGGCAGCGTTCTTGTAACCGTCGTCGGCAAGGGACTTGATTTTTGAGTACAAGTCATTGGCCTCGTTGAACACCTTCGCCATATCCTCGCTCGACAGGCCAAAGAAGGCACCTGCATTCGTGATGTTCTTGCCCGTGATTTCGCTGATGCGTTTCCAGTCGGCAGAAGACATTCCTTTGTCGACCTTATAGTTTGTCGAATGGTGTCCGCCAACGCCGAGGAACCCGTTGCTGTAAGCCGCGCCGGAACGAGCCATCATCTGCTGCGTGTTGGCCATAGATTGTTCGAGCAATGCTTTCTGCCGGTTATACACTTCCTGCGCATCGGCCACGGAACCCTCCTCCATCTTCTCGGCAAGGTTGTCGATAGCCTTTTGCAAATCTTTGTTGGAGTTGGTGAGGTACTCTATGTCCTGAGCAAGGGTCTTGTCACTGTCGCCGCTCCCGAGCCAAGAGGAAAATCCGCCCCACGTTATGGCATCGAATATATTGCCCACGCCGCTGAGGACGCTTTTTCCAAGTGAAACAAACAGGTTCCCGGACAGGACGTCGTCAAGAATGCCACTGACGGCACTGAAAACGGCATCAATCACACCGCTGACAACCACGCTGACACCGTCCTTGAACAGATCAATAATCTGAACTATCCAGCCTATGACGGGCACTTTTTCAAGCGCGTCAGAGACTTTGCCAAAAGTGTCCTTTAATACTTTGGGGGTATCCTTTAGGCCGTTTACACCCTTGCCAAATTCTAAAAGGCCCTGATAGGCACCGCTTATACTTCCACTTGCAAGCTTCTGCAATCCCCCCAAGACGTTATCCATAGATGTCTTGAGAGCTGTCGCTGTATCAGAAACCGCACGTTGGGCGGCATCGGCTGTTCCCTGCAATGCCTCTACATTCTTAGCGGCGGCACTCTCATTCTCCTCCGCCGTGGCTAAAGCGGATTTAGCGGTCTCTTGCTCGGCCTCGGTTCCCTCGGACTGCGCCCGGATATATTCCTTCTGCGCCTTTTCGAGTTCGTCAAAGCATCTGCCATACTCCTCCTGCGCTTCATGGAGACGGATGACCGCCACTTGGTAGTCGTTGATTTCGGTTCCGAGTTTCTTGAAACTTACATTGTCTGCTCCCCCAAGAGACCGCTCCATCTGACGTATCGCATCGATGAGTGCCTGTTGGCTGGCATGGTCGGAGTTTTTGAATTCATCGGTCTGAACATAAGCCTTGGCATCGGCGAGGACGGGAGAGATAACCTTGTTGAACATACTCCCGAATTCTCCGAATACAATACCCCAGTCGATATTGGATTTGAGTTCCTGTGCCTTGACCCCGGCAAGAAGGCTGTCTCGTTCCCGACCAAGTGTCTGTTTCTCGGTCTCACTCCCGGCTTTCCGTATCTTCTCGGCATACTCGGCTGCTATGGCGAGTTTCTGCTGTTGGAATGTCCCGTACTGCCGGAGCTGCTCCTGCATGAGCGCGAATTCGGCACGGTAGGTCTCGGCTATGGCTCGTTGACGCTTAGTCTCGTTGAGCTCGGTCGCCCGGTCTATCTCATCCTGCTGCTCAATGCTCAAAGTGCTGTCGAGTCCAGCTTTTGCATTCTCAGCCTCCCAATCGCTTTTCTGTTTGGCAAGAGCATTTTTGCGAGCCGTATATTCGTCTTCAATCTGCTTGAGTTTCTTCTGCAAACCTTCATCCATAGCCTCGGTTTCGGCTTGGTCATTCTCCTGATGAAGGGCGACAAGCTCCTGTCCGAGTTTGCGCTGAAGTTCAAGCCTCCTTGCAGCCTCTCTTTCCTGTTTTTCCCTTTGACGGACAGCAGACTGTGAATCCTTATCGGTTCCCGGCTTTACCTTGTCATATTCCTTTTTGGCGACATCGACGGCATCCTTGAGTACTTTAGCTTTCTTCTCAAATTCCTCTTGAGAGAGGGAGTTCGAGGAGTCTTTTATAAAATCGTTATAAGCCTTGAGAGCGTCTTGGTATGTCTTTTTTGCCGAAGCAGCCCAATCCGCAGAACTGTCTTTGGGTTTGTTCCGTTGATTCTGCTCAGACTGTAGTTTATTGAGCTGATATTGTAATTCCTCCCTCGAATATGTTCCGTTCAGTTGCGCGGTAGAACGTGAGATAGTACCATAATTCTTCTCCTCAAGTTTCATTCTCGCAAGTAAATCCTGTCTGCGCTTTATTTCTGTGGCGAGAGTGTCATTGCTGATGCCGGTAAGGTTTTCAAAGTATGCGTTGGTTTCGTTCTTTCGAATCTGCGTCTGCAGGGTTCCTCGCTTATTGCGCAGGTTCTTAAGCTCTGCTTTTTCTGCTGAAGACAGACCGCCGACAGTCTGGGTATATGTACCGTGATTGGTCATATATGTGACAGTGCTCTCGGTCGCAGCTTTTGCTTCCAGTTCCGCAATCCGCTTGTTGACCGAGGCCAATTCATTCTCCGGGCGCGTGATTGATTTCTGCCCGTCGAGGGCGGCTATTTCCTCCTTGATTTTCTTGATGTTTTTTAGCTTTTCATACTCGGTGTCATACTTGGAGAATATGTCCGGGTATTTCATCTCAAGTTTATTCAGGGCCTCGCGCCGGGTATCCGTGGAGACGGCTTCGTCTCCCGCAATCGAGCATAGTCCATCAATCTTGCGATGATGCTCCTCCTCTGCCTCTATGATTTTTTCCTTTTGTTTTTGGTAATCCTCCTCTGCCTCTCTGAGGCGTTCAGTCTCGGTCTTCATCGAAACGAGTGCCACGCACACCCCGGCAAGCATGGTGGCAACGAGGACGTATGGGTTTGCAAGCATGGTGGCGTTAAGCATCTTCTGAGCCTTTTCCACGAGCAGCAGCCAGTTGTAATGGAGCGCCTCGGCAGCGGTAGCCCAGCCTTTCATGGCAACCACAGCCATGACTGCGGTACGATACACTCCGTATGTCCCGACGAGGGCAAGGAGAATCCTGCCAAACCTCTCGTAATTCTCAATCATGTACGACACCCCCGAGAGTGTCGAATTGATGACGCCCTCTGACTGCTGCCCGATTTCGTTGAACATCATGAAGACGGCGTCCTCGATGTTTGAAATCTGCCCGGTGACGGTCTTGGACTGCTCCTCCATAAGGCCGCCGAACTTGCCACCCTCGTCGGTCAGGCTCTCGATGACTTTCTGAACTTCGGGAAATCCGACTTTCCCGGCTTCCACCAGTTCCTTGACCTTGCTCTCGGCTACTCCGAATTGCTTGGCGAGTTCTGAAATCATCGGGATGCCTCGCCCTGTAAACTGATTGAGGTCTTGCGTGTAAAGTCTGCCCTGTGCCATTGTGGTGCCGTAGAGATAGACAAGGTCATTCAACGGCACGGACAGTCCGGCGGCAATGTCGCCAAGCCTGACAAGGGTTTCATTGACCTTTTCAGCCTCAAGACCATAGGCAAGGAGCTGCTTTGCTCCATTGGCCACATCTTCAAGACCGAAAGGCGTAATGGCGGCGGTTCGCACCAACTGCTGCAACAATTCATCGGCCTGAGAAACGCTTCCAAGCATGGTTCTGAAAGCGACCTCAAGCTGCTGAACTTCTCCCCGGACGGTAGCGATTTTAGAGACAAGCTCCTTGACGGCAAAAGCGCCGGCGAGCCGACGGAAGGTCTTGTCCATCGACTGTGTGGCCTTGTCGAGCTCCTGCATATCGCGGTTGGCCGCTTTCGCATCATTGCTGAGATTGGACACGCCGCTCCTCGCACGGCTCACGCCTTGCGATGCCCTGTCGTTCAAAAGTATCTCAATCCGTACCGGCTCCATAAGGTTTAGGTGTTGAGTTTGCTGCGGAAAAAACCGACTATTTCATTTGCCTCATCCTCTGCACTGGCGGCGGATGAGCTGCCGCCTGTCCCCTTCACCTTGCGCCGGACATAGCGCGGAGCGTCGCTGAGCATCATTATCAGAGTTTGATAATTGACTCCGTCGAGAATATATCTGACACTCCATCCCGTTAAACTTGCTATCTGCCATACAAACCCGAAGAGGCTATGGGAACCTTCATACTCGGTTCTTAACTCCCCCTCTCTTTTTGGCTCGTCCTCGGCTTCAGCGGATTCGTCCGCTCCGCCGATTTGATAATAGGAATAAAAGGGTCTGTACCCATTAGTGACACAAAACGCTTCATCGCGCCGAGCAGGTAGTCATTACGCATGAAATTGCGGATAACCCACGCGGTTGGCCTTAGCAGGAGTTTCCGGGCGAAAAGACTGCGGCACACAGTGTATGCGATCATCCTTGAAACCGCATTTCCATGTTTGGCGAGGAATTCCATCTCCTGCTCCTTGGTGAATGACCACATCTCATCGCTCGTGACACCCATTGACAAATATGTCCGGGCAATCAGGATCTGCCCGGACAGGCATGGTCTTTTCATTGTAAGGCAAATCTCCACGGGCTTTTTCCTGAAAGGAAGGCGCAGACGCAAGAGCGGCACGACGACACCCGCGTCGAGCAGCGCGTCCGCGCCTTCCATTTGGATATGCCTTACTGTGGCCTCGTCCATCATGCGCCGGGCGAGGTTGTGTCAGTGATTTTGTAAGGTGCGCCGCCGTCAGCGGGTTTGTTGACCTTGAGCTGACATTCGAGCTTCGATACTTCGGTAAGCGTGAGCTTGCCGCCGAGATTACCGAGCAGAGTGCCGTTGGGAACAGTCACGGTCTGCCCGGACACAAGATCGATGACGCACTCGCCGGAGTTCTGAACAAGATCGGCAGGAGCTTCCCAGCCGGTATAGTTGGGCTTGGTGCCGACAAGATTGCCACCGAGAACCTTCTGAATATTCTCGTAGTTGAGCTGGATGATGTTGAAGGTCGGTGCAATCTGACCGTTCTTCTGTGCGAGAGATAGAACCGGGGCATCGGGAACCTGCTCGGCCTCGATGTCAACGGATTCGGGTTTTGTGCCACCCCAATCCCACGAACCTTTCTCAATGTATCCGATTTCAAAACCGGCGAAGGTAACCCTGCCGATACCATACATGAAGTCTTTATTCTTTGCCATGTTGCTTTTTTGTGAGGATGATTGTTACTGTTGTTAATACTCCGGCCACAAAGCCCATGATAAAAAGCGTAATAAGCTTGGCCAAAAGTTCTGAACGCCATTCTTGCGCTGTTCGAAGGTTATTCTGATGCTGTTCAAGAGCGTCTCGTGCGCGATAGTAAAGTTCTTCGTAATACTCGACTTCTCGCTGCAAGCTGTCGCAGGTGGCCGTCACATATATGATTTCTCCACGCTTGGTGACCGCTGCGCTCGCTTGGCCGCTGTGCTTTGTATATGCGGCTTCTGAAGGGAGTTTAAGGAGGCTGTCCACGGGTATTGAAATCTCTGCCCGGCTCTCCGGCACCACCTCCTTTCGGGTCTGCCTTGTTACGGTAAGCACGGAGTCGTGGCTCACCAAGACCGCGTCCGTCTGATTCTGTTCCGTCTGTGTCTTTTTGGTTGTCACGCAGCTCTGCAAGCACAGGGCAGCCGACAGAATGACGGCAACCGGCAGCAGCCTCGACAGCCTTGCGCAGCCGGGCCATTTCTCTCTTGGTAGAGGCCATTTCTTTTTTTGTGGACTGTAGGTCTTCTCTGGTTGCATTAAGTTCCTCTTTTAATGGTTTGACGATATTTTCTACAAGAATCCGGGTGGCGTTCTCAGTGTTGGTGATGCGCACACTTTCGGCATCGGCCTTTGCTTTCTCGGCATCGGCGTTGGCCTTTCGGACTGTCGCCTTGAGCGTGATGACACCCACCACAAGGGCAAGGAGGCCACCGCCAAGAAGTATGTTTAGGATTTCACTGAATGTCATAGCCACTCGGATTTTTTGATTACTGATTGATGCCGATGGATTTCAGCCACTCCGAAACTTCAAAGCTCGGACAGCCCTTCATCCATTCATAAGGTTCGATTATGCCGTTGCCGTTAAGGTCGGGTGACAGGTCGCGGTGTCCTATGATCTTGACACCGGGGAACCGGCGGTGGAAGTCGATGACGTAAGCGGCCATTGCTTTTTTCTGAGCCGCTGTCCGGGTATCCTTCGGATTCATGGATTTGTCGCAGCCGCCTGCATACACGATGTGTCGGCTGATGGAGTTGTAACCTTTGGCCCCGTTGGTAACCTCCCACGGATCGACATTGGCATCCTCGTTATTATCCACAATACGCTCGACTGTGCCGTCAAGCCGGAACAGGTCGGTATATCCCGGCTTTTTCCATCCCCTGCCACCGGCACTCACCGGGGAGCAGTGCATACGCCGAATGTCTGCGGCGGATACATCACGTCCTTCCGGGGTGGCGGTGCAGTGGATTACGAGATACCTAAGACGTGCCATTATCCGTTGGTGCCTGTACTGCCGCCGTCGCTTGAGGCAGAAGTGGGAGCCTTGAACTTGGGAGTGGCCCGGAAGTCGGCCACGATGAATTCTTCTCCAAAGGCGATGTTGGTGTCGGCCTTCATGAGCAGCTTGAAGAAGTAAAGTTCCGATGCCGGGGCATACTTGTCAATCTGAATCACGTTTTCGTCGTTCTGAAGGTTGACGGCGGCGAAAAGGTTGCCGTCTGCATCCTGAGAACAGAGGGTGGCAACGAGGACTCCTTCCGGCCAAGCCGATACGGTCTCGATTTGGATACCCTTGTAGCGCATACGGTTGACCTCGGTCTCGCTTGCGTTCTTGGCCTCGCGCTCGGTGAGCTCGTCATCATACTTGTCGAAGTCCTCGACGCTCATCACGATGCGCAGGTTGGGATTGTTGCGCATTGCCTTGGGAATACCGGCGCGGAGTGCTTTGAGTTTCTTGAGCATTGTGTCTGCCTTGGAAACATCGACGAGTACATAATCCTTGGCCTTGGCGGCCTGTGTGAGGATACCGTTCATGAGCTTGCCGTCGTCATCGCCATCGGCATATTCGCCGTTGACATAGTGGTCGCCGAGTTCGAACTGAACCTGTTTGGACAGCGCGTCGAGAAGGGCGTTCTGGGCTTCCGGGGGAAGTTCGGCGAATACAAGGTTGCCCTTGGGCTGCCACTTGCGCCAGATCTGCTCGAAGGCACGGGGATTGAACAGGGTGAAGGCCATGAAGTCATGAGGTTCAAGGGTCTGCTCCGACCAGTTGAAATCTCCCTTGCTGTCTTCGACAACCGGGTTTTCCTTGCGTTTCTGAAGCATCTTGCCGGTCTTCAGGCGGGGGATGCTGATTTTCTTTTCCACGCCGGGAATGACATGGATGAGACCTTTCGTCACAAGCTCGTTGCCTGTGGCGGCAACGGTAAGGATTCTCTCAAGTACCTCGCCGTTGTAGTTGGTGTTGTCTACTTTGATTGCCATGTGGGAATGGGATTATGATTTTATTTTTTGAGTTGGTTGCGGATTTCCTCCATACGCAGCTCCCAAGGGCTCTTGACGGGCGTCTCGTCAGCCGGTGCGCCGGGTTCTATGAGCCCGCTGAGTTTGGCCATCGGCGACATGGCGGCAAGTGTAGCCTTGAGGTCTTCGAGTCCGAGCTTCTTGCCTACCTCGATGAAGTGTACCTTCTTATCGGCAGGAATTTTCTTCTCGGCGATTGCCGCATCGACGGCATCCGTAATCTGAGCGAGTTTGAGCCGCTCGTTTTCCTGTTTGATTTTTTCATGCTCCTTTTCAGAAGCCTTGAGCTCGGCGAGTTTGGTATTCACCGCAGCCTCGTCTGCCGTTTCCGGCAAGCCCAGTTGCAGGGCAAGGGTCTTGAGTTCCATTTGTGGTTGGTTATTGGGTTTGTTACTGAGCAGGGGGAGGGGGCAGTTGCAGCCGTCCCCGAGCGTGATCAATTCTCCGTCCTTACGCAGCACTATGGCGTCGCCGTTGGCTCCGATGTCAACTATCGAAACCTCGAAAATCCGGCTCTTGGTCACCGTTGGTCTGGTCTGCCCGTCAACAAGCAGCTCTTTGTCGGTGCTTACCTCAAGCACGTCAAAACCGATGCTGACCATGCGCAGGGAGCCCTTCGCCCACTGTTCCTTGCACTGCCTTGACAGGTCTGTGGCCTCGTCGAATTCCGGAATACCCGTTATCTCGCCGTCTCCGACCCTGATGTCGGTCATTCTGCCGATGACCCGGCCACGCTCGTGCATATAGAGAAGCACGGGGTTCTTCTCATAGAGCGAAAGGTCAACACCGGCAGTCAGGACACGGTACCCGTAGCTGTTGAGACTGTCATTCGTTAGTCGTACTCTTTTTCCCATTGCGTGGTATTGCGTTTGTTATCGGCTTGCCGTTTTCGTGCTTGCCGAAAAATAAATTCGGTGCAATATTACGATGTAATCCTCTGCCCGACAAGAAAGTGTGCAACGGTTGCACACTTGTATGAAACCGTTGCACACTTTTTTTGCTCTTAGGCGTGAACTCTCCAATTTTGTAGTGATTTTCGGCTTGCCACCTTTATGCTTGCCGGAATTTAACCGCGCAAAATCATTATCAACATGACAAAAGCAGAACTCGAAAAGAAAAAAGACCTTGCCCGTACCTTGTATATGTCCGGAAAGGAACAGACCGAGATCGCGGACATGGTCGGCGTATCGAGAGTCACTATATCGAAATGGTGTACTGCCGACGGATGGAAGGAGACCCGTGCGGCAAAAACAATATCACGCCCGGAGCTTATCAAGAAGCTGCTGCTTGCCACAAATACCCTTCTTGACAAAGTGAACGCCTCCGGCGACCTCAACCTTATCGACAGTCTCGGAGACAAGTTGTCTAAGCTCACAGCGGCCATTGACAAACTCGACAAGTCTCAGGCTAATGTTGTGGCCGCAATCGAGGTATTCACCGCTTTCTCGAAATATCTTGAATTCCGGGCAAAGACAGACCCGGAGATCACACTTGAACTTATCAAGACAGTCAACAGGTTGCAGGACGGGTTCCTCGTAGAGTCTTTTAACAAGGGAACTCTCGTTTGCTATGGCGACTAAATGGACAAAAGAGCAGAAGGAGGCGTTTGAACGGTGGCAGGAACATTGCCGGGATGTTCAGACGCTGACAGCTGTGTCAATGGCTATTGCCAAAGAGACCCCTGTTGAACGCGACAGGCGTATAAAACGGTTGCTCTCGAACTATGACGAGTTCTGCGAGTATTACTTCGCCCATTTCCTTACATTGCGCGACAAGACAACCGGCGAGGTCATCAAGACGATACACAACGCTCCCTTCCACACGAAGGCGGCTCTGAAGATAAGGAATACCCCCAACCTCAAGGCTGTGTTCAAATGGCCGCGAGGTCATGCCAAGTCAACCCACATCGGCGTGTTTATTCCTCTTTGGCTGATTTTTCAACCGAAGAGACTCATCAATTTTATGATAACCGTCGGCAAATCCGAAGACAGCGCAATCCGTCTGCTTGGTGATTTGCAGGCAGAACTTGAATTCAATCAGAAATTGATCGCTGACTTCGGCGAGCAGAAAAACCTCGGTTCTTGGCTTGAGGGTGAATTCAAGACCAAGGGCGGTGCCAAGTTCCTTGCTGTTGGCCGTGGACAGTCTCCCCGTGGTCTCCGTGACCGCGAGGCTCGCCCGGACTATATTGTCATTGACGACTTGGACGATGATGAGATATGCCGGAATGAAAAGCGTATAAAAGATTTGACCGATTGGGTCAAGGAGGCTCTTTTCGGCGCTCTCGATGTTGGCCGTGGCCGCTTCATCATGGTCGGCAACCTTATCTCCAAAAACTCGGTACTCGCAAACATCGCTGCCTCCAAGGGTGTCCATGTCTCAGAGATAAAAGCTGTTGACCGCGAAGGGAATCCTGTATGGGCTGAGAAATGGACAAAGGAGGAAGCACAAGAATACAAGGATTTTGTCGGGTACAGGGCATGGGAAAAAGAGATGATGCACAACCCTATCACGGACGGTACAATCTTCAAACATGAGTGGATTCGGTTCAAGCGTATGCCCAAACTTGACAAGTACGATATGCTCGTATGCTACACCGACCCATCGTTCAAGTCAACGACAGCCAATGACTATAAAGCGTGTCGCCTGTGGGGTAAGATAGGAACCGAGCTGCACCTTATCGACACATACGTCCGACAGGACACTGTGTCCGGCATGGTGCGTTGGCTGTACAATCTCTATGAAAGTCTGCCGGAGAATGTTGTGGTTACATTCTATATGGAAGCGAACTTCATGCAGGATATTATCCTCGATGAATTTGCGACTGAAGGCAACCTTCGAGGCTATCAACTGCCCATCATGCCGGACACTCGAAAAAAGCCGGAGAAGATTCAGCGTATCGAGGCTGTCTCGCCGCTATGGGAGCGAGGCTTTGTATTTTACAACGAGGCTCTCAAGGATTCGCCCGACATGGAGGTCGGCATCGAGCAGACGCTTGCCCTTGAGCGAGGCTCCCGTGTACATGATGATGCGCCGGACGCTGACGAAGGTGCAATATGGTTTCTCCAGCGCAGTACCCGGCAAGTGGTATTCAAACCCGTCGCTGTCTCAAGACCGCGACCTAAAAATAATTGGTGACGATGTTTATCAACAAGGAAGATTACAAAGTGGTCATCGGAGATGTCGCATTTAAGACGGTCTCTCAGTCATCGGCAGAAAATGTTGAAAACGCCGAGATTGAGGCTGTCGAAGAAATCTCAAGCTATCTGCGCCCGGTATATGACACCGACGCGATATTCGCGGCTGAGGGTAACAAGCGCAACCGCCTCATCGTGATGTACACAGCTGACATCGCGCTGTATCATCTCGTGTCATCACAACCTCAGCGTATGGGAATTGAAATCCGCAAGGAGCGGTATGACCATGCAATCAAATGGCTTAAAGGAGTACAGGCGGGAGACCTCGTTCCCGACCTCCCGAGAGCCAAGTTCTCCGAAGATACATCTTTCGGGACTTCATTTCGCTCGGCTCCCAAACTTAATCATGATTGGTAATTATGGCAAGGAAAAGGAAAAAGGCCACAGGCACGCTGGCTAAAGACAAGGCAGCCAAACAACGTGCATCGATAGTCATGGAGCTGTTCCGCACAACGGAGTTCTTCTCCCGAAACGACATCTCAAATTGGCGCAACGCATGGCAGTCCGCCGTCGATGTACGAAACCCGAACCGATTAAAACTCTATGACATCTATCGTGATGCCATGACTGACGCACACCTCTCCGGCTGTATTCAGCAGAGGGTTGGGTTTGTCATGTCGCGCTCTTTTAAGCTCGTCGATGCCAACGGCGACACTAACGAAGATGCCGGGCATTATTTCGACCAGTCATGGTTCAAGGAACTGTGTCGCCTCTGTCTTGAGTCTAATTGGTGGGGACATTCTCTCATCGAGCTCGGCGACATAGTAACTGATGGCGACGGTCACCCGACATTCGCAAATGTAAAACTCATTCCGCGAAAGCACGTCATCCCGGAATATGGCCGTGTGGTTTCAAGATTGGGAATGAATTGGGTGTCAGGCATTGAGTATAGAAATACACCCTTTGTCGATTATTTGGTGGAAGCCGGACAGCCGGACAGCCTCGGACTCCTTCTGAAGGCGGCACTGCATACCATCCCGAAAAAACACGCCCTCTCGTTTTGGGATTGTTTTGCAGAAATCTTCGGTATGCCTATGCGCATCGCACGAACCACGACACGCGACCCGAAAGAGTTCAAGCGTATCGAGAACATGATTTATGACGGGGCCTCCAACCTCGGCATGGTTACGGGCATGGATACCGAGATTCAATTCGTGGAGTCCGGCAAAGGGGATGCCTACAATGTCTATGACCGACGCATCGACCGGGCAAACTCCGAGCTATCTAAACTTGTCATCGGCCAGACCATGACAATCGAGGACGGTTCAAGCCTCTCGCAGTCCCAAACCCACCTTGAGGTTTTTGAAAACCTCGTGGAAGCTGACCGGGATATGCTCCGGGACATTATCAACAATCAACTCATTCCCAAAATGGTCAAACTCGGATTTCCGCTCAAGGGTCTCCGCTTTGAATGGGACGATGCGGTTGACTATACGCCGGAACAGCAGATTGCATACGAGAAAATGATTGCTGACCGATATGAGGTCGAGCCATCGTATTTTGCCGACAAGTACGGTATGCCTGTCGGTGAACGCAGACAGCAACAACCGGCGACCGACAAAGATGATGACAACAAGGAAGATGATGACAGGAGAAAGAACAGTCATCCTTTTTTCGACTGAGCCCCTCTGACTACGAGGGGCTGCACCGACGCTATGCACAGTTGCTTGAGACCGGAGCGGCCAGGAGCATAAGCGAAGAAGATGCGGTACGAAATAGACTGTCATCCTTATTTGACGGCATGATGAAAGCTGCATACAATAATGCCGGAGCACAACTGTCCATCGAGATCCTCGCCGACCCGCAAGTCCGGGAGTTTGTCGATGCACATGCCGGAGTCCTTGACTCGTCATTCGAGCGTACATCCATGTCTGATGCCATGCGCAAAAGACTTCATCGGTCGGATTTCATTTTCTCCGGCATGAAAACCTTCCACGAACTGAACGAGGCTTTCCCCTCGATGCTCGATGAGAACGGGGAACGAAAACCGTTTGAACGCTTTTTGAAGGATGTTCGAAACATCGACAAAACCTACAATGAAAACTATCTCCGCGCCGAGTATAATTTCGTCTCGGCATCGGCTGAGATGGCCGCCAAATGGGAGGAGTTTGAACGGGACGGCGACCGGTACAATCTCCAATACCGTACTCAGAAGGATGACAGGGTGCGCCCGGAACACGCCGCCCTCGACGGGGTGACACTCCCTCCCTCGGATTCATTTTGGGCGGAGTTCTACCCGCCCAACGGCTGGAACTGCCGCTGCACTGTCGTACAGGTGCGGAAGTCGAAATATCCGGCCACAGACCATGACGAGGCCATGACGCTCGGCGATGTTGCCTTGCAGAAGGACACCAAGGGCATGTTCCGCTTCAATGCCGGTATCGAGCAGTCGACCGTCCCGGACTACAATCCTTATACCATAAGCAAGTGCCGGAACTGCGAGGTGCCAAAAGGCAAATGGACACTATCGAGAGAGACTCCTGCAGACAATGAAGTGTGTGCGGCCTGTCGATGGATGCACAAATGCGAACTCCGGGATTCGTTGACTAAGAAGGGTAATAAAATCCCTGCCGAAGATAAGGATCGTATTTTGGCTATGCCATACGATGACCAATTCCTTTCTGAATACAGAGGCAGTCGTGGTATCGTATATCAGCACCTCCTTCATTGCACTGCCAATATAGACAATCAATTCGTTTTGGATGTGGCAAAAGCGTTTGCTGAGATGGAAGGTGATTGTTGGATTAATCCTGTGATTAGAGACACATCGCCGTACCGACATGTTTTTTATTCAGATTTGCCTTCGGCCTCTAAATGCAACCCGGACCTCAAAACACTGCTTTACGGGTACATAGATGTCAAGTCTCCCATTGAGCCTCACACATGGTGTCGAAATGCCGTACACGCGTCAAGCAAGCAACATTCGTGTGCTTGTCTGACAAATCACCGAACACATATAACGGAAGACGAGATAGAACAACGTACCCGATTAATATGGAAAGACCCCAATTACAAGCATGACTATCTGTTTTGGTTCATCAACGGGGTGCTTAGAAAATACAAGAGACCGTAAGAATACGGTCTCAGGGTCTGCGTCGTCGCAGGACGCTTTCAATGGTTTTATCTCCCATGCCGCAAATTTAGCATTTTGTTCTCATATAAAAAATTATTGGAGATATTTTATATTTTTTTAGTACTCCTTGCTGATATGATCGGAAAAGGGCATGAAAAAATGCCCCCGGTCTGTTAATAGTCGTCTCACTTACTAAAAACATAACACCTGCATACGAGGCAGCCGGAGGCATGATGCCTTTTGACCTCGTATGCAGGTGTTTTTTGCGTACAAGTACGCAGTGTTTTATAAGTGAGACGCTACAAAGGTACAAATTTATCCTGACATGACCATATTTGAAATCTTAAAATTCAACCGGGAGTTGCTTAACAGGTTCCGACAATCAGGGATTCGCCTTGAGGATGCCGACTATATCGACCTTTTTGTGGATTTCGACAGAATGATTTCCGACGGAGAAAAGGTGTCTTATGCGGTGGCCTGTGTTGCCGCCCGCTACCGTATATCCGAGCGCAAGGTCTACAGCCTTATCAAGCGGTTCCAAAGCGACTGCAATCCCGGTGCAGTGTGATTCCCGGTGGCGATAGTGTGCCTCAGTAATCGTAACGCTATCTTTGCACCGTTTCTAATCTCTATAAAATGGCGACCAACAAATACCACCAAATACTAAGGCGCATTCTTGAACAGGGACGCGAGCAGTCCAACCGCAAGGGGAATATAAAGTATTTGCTGAATGAACAACTCACGCTGACACCCACAGACCTCCTCGATATTTTCGAGGGACACGGCATTGCCCGGAAAAAGTTACGCTCGGAACTAAGGCTGTTCATGAGCGGCGAAAGGTCGGTTGAAAAATACCGCGAGGCCGGGATTAACTGGTGGGATTATTGCGGCTCCATACTGGTGAACAGTTATCCGACATACTTCGAGAAACTACCGCCGTTAATCGACAGGATAAACAAAGAGCGCAGGAGTTCCAAAAACTACCTGCTGTTTATTGGCGCGACCGAGGTGGAAAGCAACCAAGCCCCGTGCCTCTCTCTTGTTCAGTTTCAAATTGAAGACGGCCACCTCGTCGTCACGGCTTACCAACGCAGTTCTGATGCAAACCTCGGTCTTCCCGCCGACATCTACCATCTCTACCTGATGGCGCGTAATGTTGATTTCCCGTTAAAATCAATAACGCTGTTCCTCGGGAACATACATATCTACGAAAACAATATTGCCAACACACACCGTCTTCTCTCCGGGGAAGATCTGGTCAGATTTGAATTGAACGTATGAGCGCACTCTACCTATCCGCACCGCTCCCATTCGTGGGGCAGAAACGAATGTTCGCAAAGCATTTCATCGAAGTAATCAGACAGTACCCTCCCGGGACGGTCTTTGTCGACCTGTTCGGAGGTTCCGGCCTGCTGTCTCATATCACCAAACATTTCCACCCGGAATCAAGGGTGGTATATAACGACTTTGACAACTATCGGCACCGCATCAACAACATTGAGCGTACCAACCGGCTGCTTTCCCTTATCCGGCCTGTCTCTGACCGTTTCGAGCGGCACAAGCCAATCACCGGCGAAGCTCGTGAGCAGATATTCCAACTGCTCGAACGGGAGGAGCGAGAGTCCGGCTACATCGATTTCATCACGCTTTCGTCTTCACTGATGTTCTCAATGAAATACAAACTGAGCATCAACGAGATGCGCTCCGAGACTCTCTATAACAATGTCCGCAAAAGAGACTATGCGCTATGCCCGGATTACCTCGCCGGGCTTGAGATAGAATCCTGTGATTACCGGGAACTGTTCGAGCGGTTTAAGGACACCCCGGGAGTAGTGTTCCTTGTTGACCCGCCGTACCTCTCCACCGATGTCGGCACATACCGTATGTATTGGAGGCTCGCCGACTACCTCGACGTGCTGTCGGTCCTGCCCGGTCACAACTTCATATATTTTACTTCCGAGAAATCATGCATCGTCGAGCTTTGCGAGTGGATGGGCCGCCACCCCTCGCTCGGAGACCCGTTTGCCCGTTGTCAGAGAAGGGAGTTTGACGCGACAATGAACCACAGTGCCCGGTACACGGACATCATGCTGTTCACGACACCCGGCCTCCCTCCAGACAACGCCGCATAAGGCCGTTCCTTCGCCCCGATATAGCAAAAGAGCCGTCACCCGATAAAGGTAATGGCTCTCTCATTTTTAACGCGATACAGCGCGTTTAAAAGCCTACGCTTTTTATTGCCACATATTCATAAACCTCGATATTCTCAACAATGTCCTCGTGGTTGTGGTTTGTGTCGGATTCGGCAAGACTCAGTTCCATGAAGGAATGGCCTTCGAGTCCGGCAAGAGCATCATGGATATGTTCCGGGATGTCGAGCATCGATATGGCTCCGTAGCTCTTATCTGAGGCGGCATCGGCCCAATCTGTAACTATATGTAATTTAAGCAGAGGCTCTGCTCGGTATTCCACTCCCGGAACAATGGCCTTCCATTTGATAGGGCATATTTCTATAAATACTGCCGGGCGAGGCCATGCGGCTTCTTCCTCAAGGAACTCGACGTTGTGGTTCCAAAGGTCGATGTGTGCAATGACGGTACTGTGAAGGTCGGAATCCATGTCGGCAGGTGCCATATAATACTCTCCGGCAGCATTGACGCAGAGCAGGGATAGACGCTCCTTTACGGCGTTGAATAACTCTTTTCTCATTTTATTTGATTGTAAAATCTGTTTTGAAATACTCGGTAATGTTTTCTTCGATAATCTCTCTGACTGCGGCCTCGACCTTCGGGGAGTTGCCGAGAAACCGGCGACGGGGAATCTTGATTGAGGAACCGACTCTCATCAGAGCCATACACTTCCAAAACTCAGCCTCGGTGGTGAGCTGATTGTTCCGTTTGTCGCGCCTCAAGGTGCCGTCCTTGCGTCTGCCGAAGGTTCCGGTGGTCGAGTAATACTTATACCAAAAGAACTTCTTCATGCGCTTGGTGACCTTGATTTCACCTCCATCATTGTGAATGGCGGCGTAAGGGAGGTCGCTCTTGAACACGATGCTGCTCTCCTTGATTTCGCTGCGGATGCTCCGGCGCAGGTCTCCGCTTGCTACGAGGATATGGCCGTCGGGCCGGGTCGGACTTTTACGCCGCTGCCATGCCTCGGAGAAAAACGCCTCGCGCTCGAAATTGCGGTCAAACTCGTCGATGAGCTCCACCTGTATGTCACGGAGCACTTTGCGGAGTGTCTTTTCAAATTCAGTCTTTGCCATCGTCGTTGTCGTCAAATATGTCGAAAAGATTGGGGAATGGTGGTAAGGTTTCATTGAAACCCGGCTTTGTCGGAGCCTTCAAAAGGTTGTAAAAGGTGCGTTCACAGATACCATACACAGGATATATGTACCTCAGCCATATTTCCCGGTTGGGAATTCCTGTCTTGGCGTGTCGGTCATATATCCTGTTGATGTCTGAAACTCGTTTCTGATAACTCTTTCCGGGTTTCTTACCCATGCGTCAGTATCGTTTTGAATATTGTCGGATGAATTATCGCAGCCTGTGGCTGCCGGAGGAGGTCTTTGCCGCTCCGGCATCACCCGGAATCTTAGTCGACGTCGGTCATGCCGAGCGGGATGTAACGCCAAGCTCCGTTGTCGTCCCTGTACTGGGCGCGGATGAACTTCTTGCTGACAGTCGGCTGGTAGGATTCCTCGATGATGCGGACCCCTTCAAGGAACTGCTCGTCGCCGCTGTCCTCCGCCATCTTGCGGAGCTGAAGAACCCGGCTTGCCTTGATATTGCCCTGACCGTCCCGGCTGAGCAGCCTCAGAACTGCGTTGACAAGGGATTTTGTGGCCTCGTCTTTGGCAAGGCTCTCGATGTAGCTTTTTACCATCGATATGCCGTCTTCCACGGTGTCTCGGTACCCGTCGATGCAGTTGACTCCGAGGATGATGCGGAGTGTGCTGTCAGAATTGGTGAAAGTGTGGCTGCACTGCCCGTCATGCGCGGCCCCGATAATTTCGGCTTTCATCTTGAGAATGGTCTCGAAGTTCCCAAAGATATTGTCCTTGGCTTTCTTGAGCATCTCGCTCACTTCGCGCAGTTTGGGTATTGTGGCCGCAATCTCGTCATCGACGAGTGTCGCGTACTGTTGCCGCTGCTGTTTGCGCTCTTTCTCGCGGCGTTTTTTCTCACGCTCGGCTTTAAACGCCTCGAATTCTTTCCGTTCTTCAACGGACATCTGAACATGTTCCATAATATGTCATTTAAAATTTGGAGTATTGTCTATTTGTCTGTTTGTTTTAGCTCGTCATGCCCGGAGAGGCGAGGTTGATGAGATAGGCCAGCTGCTGTTCCGGAGCATGTGCCGGGCCAGTCATCGCCCCCGGCGCTTTGCGCTGCCACCCCTTGCGTTTAATCGTGCGGAGCTTGGTGGCGAGTTCCATCAGTTCATCGATTGATAACTGACCGAAGGCTTTGCCGGAGATTCGAGGATGGCGGCAGAAATCATTTATCTGCGCCCAATCGGTTGTGTCAACTTCAAGTTCCTGCATCAGCTTGAGAGCGATGCTCCGGCGACGCTTAAGCTCATCCCTTGTGCCGTTCATGCCCTCGATGGCGATGCAGAGGTCGGTGTACTCCTTCCAAGTCATCTCCTTGAGGGAGTCGGTGCGTCCGGCGGTGTATTGCAACACGAACTGACGCTTTGCCTCGTCCGGCTCTCCATGAATGGTGAGCTTGTGGAAGGCGGAGTAGAACCGCCCGAAGTTAGTTACCTGCTGTGCCATGTTATCGACAAGTTCTATTTGCCAAATCGACGCATACTTCGGCATGGTATCTCCCAAGCCACATCATGGCCTCGTCAATTTTAGTCTTAACCATAGCCAGTTCACGAGTTGCGTTAGTTTCTGTCATTGTATTGACATTGCCAATCACTGTTCTAAGCGTCCCTGTCAAGTTGGCACACTGTGCGTCAAGAGCCTGAAGCTCAGCAATTGTTAATTTATTTGCCATAGTCTTATTTTTTATTTGGTTTCCAATCTATCGTTACAAAGGCAATGACTTCGCCGGTTCCTTCACAATCGGGGCATGGGACTGTCTCCGGCTCATGCTGCCCGCTGTAGAACCACCCTTTGCCTCCGCAGTACGGACAGGTCATTGGCCGGGAGCAGAACCCCTCCTTGCGGATGCGTCCGTCCGGCTCAAGTATTATCATTTCTCTTTTCTTACTCATTATCCGATATTGTTTGATGTTCTTAAAATGCCTTCCTCCCATACCACATAGTAGCTGCCGGGGTCTTCGGTGAATCGTCCTTGGCAAAAAGCCTTATACCCGACCACCCGGACTTTAAGACCGGCAATGTAGCGGAGGCGGACGGCGGCTTTGCCCATCGGCTGACCTTTATACTCCTGTGAGATGAAGATGAAACTCTTTGCCGGGAAGCGGTCAATAAGTTGCTTGGCCTGTTCATAAGTCCAACCAGCCACTTGAAAACTGTCGACAATTACAAAATGGGGGCTTTTAGGCTTTGCCAATCGTTCTACAAGTTCATCGTAACTGTCGCTTGTCGCTACCCTGAACCGTCCTTGAACTTCTCCCATCTTAAATAGCTCGACCCTGTCCTTGAACGATTGCCCCACACCCTCCTCGAAGGAGCAGTAAAGCACCATGCCATAGGTGCAGAGTTCCTTGGCGAGCTGCATCACAAAACTGCTCTTGCCCGATGAAGACGCGCCGCTGATGAACCATGCCTCATTGGTGGTCGGAAAGCCGAATGGACGGCTCCACCGCTCACCCCACGGCAAAGTTTTGTAGGTCTTGGCAAGAACCTCTTTCGGACTATATGCTCGCTTGGCCATTGTTACTTCTTATCTTGAGTCTTTTTCAGTTCATTGACAAGAGCAGATGCCGCCTCTACAGATGTCCTCGCAAGTGAAGTATAGTTGGGGTCATACATCGCTCCTTTGTCGATTGCGCCATTTACGACTGCGCCAACTATCGAGGACATAACCTCCTTGGCTATCTCATATCTACGCTGCTCCCAATCGATTTCTCCGCGTTGGAGACGCTTGCCCATTCTGATGACGGTCTCCATATATTCTTTTTCAATCACACTTATCATTATCATTTCCTTTTAAGTTTTTCGATTTCAGTGTAAACTCGGCGAAGTCCGCCGCCGGTCTTCCGGGCAATCTCTCCGGCATCGATGCCTTCGGGAGCATTGAGGGCGGCCACGATCCGAGCCTGTTCTACGAGGAATTTGGTGCGCTCCTTGCTGTCGTCCGGCGTTACCTTGCTGTAGCGGTCTCCGTAGCGGCTGAGCATCTCGGTGTAGCCTACCTTTTTGCACTCGATGGAGCGGTTGATTTTCTCCTTGAGTCCGTCTGCGCCCATCATGTACCATGCGCAGCAACGCTCCGTAGCGTTCCATAGAGCCTTCAGTTCGAGGAAGGCTTCATACTGAAGGTCCCCGGCCTCGTCGAGAATGATGATGGGACTGTCGATAGAGCGCAGGTAAAAGACAAGGTCTGCGTAAATGTTGGAATACCGGCCTTTGCTGTCGACACCGAACTCGGCGGCAATCCTGCGCACGAGCTTGTGCTTGGTCTTTACCTGCGAGCAGTCAATGTATATGGCGTTGGCATGGGTCTTGACATAGTGCCTGGCAGTAAAGGTCTTGCCGATATTGGGCAGGTCGCAGAGGATTGCGCTGATGCTGCTCGACTGGCAAGCCTCCAATTGCGCGGTTATAAACTGAAAGGTCGGTGTCTTGGCGGCCTTCCACTCGATTTCTCCCCTGAGGCTGACACCGAGTCTTCGGGCGATGCTTATCCAGTTGGCATCGCTCAGGACGCGGTCGGTCTGACCGTTCTTGACCGAGCTGTAAACCGAGGTGGTGATACCGAGGGATGCGGCGTGTTTCGCGTCACTGGGATAGTTGGCGCGGTTCGCCTTGATTGCGGCGAGGATTTTGTTTTTGACTTCTGTTGTAATCATATTCTAACAGTGTTATTAATCGATTTTAATCGCTTTACAAGGCAAAGAATTTCGTTCTATAAGTCTTGCAAGGCTCGTGCGGCATAGTCTTCACTGAGGCCGTAGTCTTGCGTTTCTCGCGGTTCCGACTCCGGGACGATAACTTCTTCCACCTCGATAGTCCGAGGCCGCGGATCGCGCTCTATTACGCCCACGCGACCGATGGCGTTATCCTCGACATATTTGTTGAAGTGGCTGATTTTTTTCCTCTGCTCCGTAAAAATCCTCTCGTCTTCCTCGGTCTGCTCGGCACGGGCGGTGTTGTAGGTTCCGATATTCTCAAGCCGGTCTATATACATGTCTCCTTGGTAGATGAACATGTCGGTGATCTTGCCATCCTCGTCGGTGAGGTAGTAAGCCTCGACCCGGTAGTCATTCGGTGCGAGCAGCTCAATGGCCTCTGTCTTGCTAAGCCACCAATCCTCTCCGGCTACCCGGCAATATGAGTTTCGCCGGATTGTGGTGCCGACTCTCTCGCCTACATACCGGGCGATGGTCGCTTTGTCGAGGGGTTGCAGTGTCGGGTTGATGTTGGCGACAAGCACATCCCACCGTGTCATGCCCTTGTACTTTTTCTGATTGGGGTGCAGGGCATGGTTGTACTCGTAGATGTCGCGCATATCGTCAGCGATCAATTCGTCCCAAGTGTAGTATTCCTTCTCGACGTAGGTGTTGTTGAACTCATCGAACACCTTGTTGCTTTCGGTTCTGTACTGTCGGCTTTTGGCGAAGAACCTGCCGACGCCTACATGGTTGCGATGCTCGATGCTGCGTTTTTTCGCACCGTTGAACTGTTCGGCGTGTTTCTCCTGTGAGTTCATCGGTGCGCAGAACCGCACAAAGGGGAACATGACTCCGGCTCGGAGGAAGGAGTCTCGCCATTGGCTCATGAGGTGGTTCTCAACCTCGACCTCGGCAGGGCAACCCCAGCCTTGGCGGTCAAGCAGCCGGAACATATTCCGGAACATGTCCACCACAAGGTCGACGTTCTTGGCTCGGTTGTATGCGCAGCCGATGCAGCAGCCACTCGTGACATCGTAGGCGTAGTATGCCTTCGGGCGAATCCGGGTATCCTTGAGCTTTCGCGGAAGGTCACGGTCGTCGAATGATACCTTCGACAGTGAGAACTCGCCGTGATGGCGGTGCATGTGAGGAGCAACTTCATGCGAAAATGCAGTATAACTCAACAGTGCCTTGTCTATGAGTATCTTATTCTTCGGCTTGTTGAGGTAGTTTGTGATAGTAGCCTCACTCAGCGCCATCGGTTCGCCGTTCTTGTCGGTAAAATCGTCCGGGTTGAACATCTCGCCTGTTTCGGGGTCGTAAACGTCGAGTTCGCCGGTTACGAAGGAGTTGTAGAGTTCGAGGACATTGGTATTCCAAGGCTTGTTAGGCAGAACAGCAATGCCGAGGATCAGACGCTCGGTCTTGTGGTCAACCTTTCGGGCGCACTGATTTCCGAACTTGCCGCTGATAAGACAGGCATATCCGTTGGCCTTGTAGTCATTGACCTTTTTGCGGAACCGCAGTGTCGATGCCGGGAGAGTGTGGCCGAAGTGCTTGCGCAATATCTCGATGGTCGCCGCCATCATGCTCCAATCATACTTGCCTCCGAAGAGTTTCTGAGCGGTGGCTGCTCGCTCATAGAGCTTGATGCAGGTGTTGAGCACCGAAGCGTTGGTGATATATTCCTGTGCCTTCTCGCGTGGGAGTGCCACTCCGCACTTCTCTTTTGAGAAGAAGAAAGCGGTCGCTTGTTGGTCAACCTCGTAGTTGCTTTTTATCCAACCTTCAAGCCGAGCCTGTGCGCCGCCGGGATAAACCTCTTTAACTTTGTCTTGGTAGCGTTGGGGTAAGCTGTCAACGGCAACCAACGCATAACATCCGGCTGCGCCACCACCCCTGCGTACCACATCAAAGCGGCCACGGGCGGCAAGCTGCTTGTAGTTGGGCTCGGACATAATGCCGCCAGCTACAAGGTCGCGCATCGAGATGCAAAGTCTGTCACCGTAGTACTCCATATCCCGAACCCTTATCTCAAGGCTGCTGCCCGTTCCTTTATGTCAAAAATCATCGGGAGGCTCACGTTCTCATATTTGGCCACCTCCTTACCCTTGAGGAAGATGTGACCGGTGCCGTCAGTACGGTAAAACTCACAGAAAGCGCCATTGTCGAAGTCCATCCTCATGGTGCCGTCAGCGAAGTAAATCGCCTCCCCGGCTGGGACTGTCGCCATCAAGACACCTCCGTTCTGCTTGGCCGCGATTCTGATACGCTTTACAATCTCCGTTTCAGGGTAGTCGAGGTTCAGTGCGTTCCACACGGTGCGCATCGTCACACCGAATGCCTTTGCAATCTTCTCTCGTGCCTCTTTTGAAACCGCTATGTTCTTTTTCATTTTTTATTTATTGTTTTTTATTTGTTATCTTTACAGCCTCATTCACAACCGAACCGATTATGAAATACAAGATTCGGGTTCAAGTCGTAGAGTACAGCGACGATACCCAAAGAGACGAATATAAGCGCGACCTACAGTCGTTTGCGAGAATCGCTCATATTGAGACTCTGAAAGAGTTGTTGATACCCGGTATGGATTGTTTCGAGGTAGATTTAGATACTCTGCCCGAACATACTCAACTTGAGTACCTGCAAGCCTTGAACATCCTGCGGGTGCGGAACCCCCACTATATTGTGGAGCTTCGGGATTCTGAGGGAACTGTTTACTTTTAGTCATAGTCTCACTTATTTAATTGATCGTTAATTTTGTCAAGGGCATCTTTCAGAGCAAAGTGCCCGGCGACGAGTGCGGCGTACTGCTTGGATTGGTCGCACTCCCGGTCGTCGTGAACTGCCTCAAACTCGTCAAGGACAATACCGGTATCGTAGATGTTCCGCGTCAGGGCCTCAATGAGCAGCCCGACTGCGACCTCGGTTCTTTTCTCTGAATGTTGTTTCATCTTTTCTAAAATTTGGTGGAAGGACTCGGACTCGAACCGAGGACGATACAGTCGGATTGGTTACCGCCGTTTGTTCTGCCAACTGAACTATCCTTCCGAATACCCCGGCGCATTTGGCAACGCCGGGGGTCTCACACTATGCCTTTCGGCTTTAACCGGCTCTCTTGCCGGAGGATCGCCCTCTCTTGGGTCTAACCCTGTTCGTTTATGCCAAATACCGAGTCAGTATATTGCAGATTATTTCCTTGGCTTGACCGATGCCGTCTTTATAGCCTATTGCGTAGCCGGGAGCTTGCGAAAGATGGGCATGGCTACCATTAGCCCATTGGCGGATTTCCTCAAGAGCCATGTGCTCGGCGTTCTCTTTGCCGGTGGCCGCAAATCGCTCGGCTTGGCTGAGTTCAAAGTTCAGATGGCTGAGTTCGTTAATGGCGGTTGTCAGTTCTGAGGATGTGTGAGCCTTGTCAACTTTGCGTTTTGCTACGCAGATGTCCGGCTCGATTTCTGCTATCGTTCTCATTGTCTTTTATCTAATTTCATTAATAATCGGTTTCTTAACACAGCCATAGGCCGTTATAAGACGGTATTTCAGTTTTTCCACATAGGCCGTGGGCGCTGTAAACATGATGCCGTTTTCCTCATTGAAACTGAAGGATACTCCGTCTAAAATCAGCACTGAGGCCACTATATGCTTGACGCTCTGTGTCTGCCACTCTTTGATTTCGTTTGTCTCGCTCATAATCTTAATTTTTGTAAACTCGCGGTTTTTTAGTATCTTTGGCCGCTCGTTCATTACTGAATATGCTGCAAAGTTACAGAAAATTCTGAAACAACCAAAATAATGAGAGAAAAAAATGCAGAAATTTCTGCAAGAGTCGATGAGATGATTTGTCTCTTGCACACAAACCCCAATAAATTGGCGAATGCTCTGGGATACAGCAGGGCACAGACCATATATGATATACTAAATGGGAAGGCCGCCCCAAGTTACGACTTCTTTAAGAGGTTCTTAGCATCAGGATACGCAGCCTTTATAAACTTACGTTGGCTTATTTCCGGCGAGGGTTCTCCTATTATCGAAGAGACATATTATCAGTCTGATTTGCCGATTGTAAAAGGGGAAATGAGTGCTGAACAAGCAAAACAAAAATTAGAGGAGATAAGAAGTCGAAAAAATAGACCTCAACACATTACAGAAAATTCTGCAATGCAGCAACCATCAAAAGATTTAGTCTCACATTTGGAGGCTCGACTAAATGAGAAGGATAATGAGATAGGGCGACTTCATGAAGATATAGGTCGCCTCAAGGAGCGCATTGTGCAGCTTGAGCGCGAAAAAAACGATTCCTCGGCATCTTATCAAACTGCCCCAAAGGAACTTTCCAAATCCCCTTTGGACTTATAGATGAATGGGAGAGGCTCGGAATATGTCCTAACTGAACGAAATGGATACCAAAGGGAACCCCGGAGCACCCCCGAATCGCTCTTTTTTGGGGTGTTACCCCCTCAAATCGGGGTGTAAAACGGCGTAAATCACTGATTTCGCCTTATTTAATAATGTGTAAGATTGAAAAGCGGTGGTTTTTTCTTCATAGTGAAATGCAAAAATCGGGGGTCTATTTTGAAAAAAGGGTATTTTCCCACCCTTCTATCACCCCCCCCAATTACCCCAAATGTGTAACCCCAGTTGTGCCGAAATGTAACCCCACTTTGTAACCCCTCCTGTAACCCCACCACCGAATTTCAGCCGTCAGAACATGAAAAAGGGAGAGCCGCGAGGCTCCCCCGGAAGGTTGTGGTTCAGATGGCTCTCTGAGGCCGTTCTAACGTTGTTATTATTCCATTTGATCATCTGTGCCGCCATTGGCTCCACGAGGGGCTGTAAGCAGCGTAGTTTGCTGTATTATCGCACGTTTGGTCACTACCGTGCCGCCTCCGCTCAACCCGGCTCGGTGCAGGTAATCATACCCACAACCCACCTGATCCGGGGTCAAATGATGGAAAATGGCGGCAATTGAGCCGAAAGCGAGGGTTTTACGCTTGCCTGTCAAGTGAACGATGATACATTTGGTCTGTCTCATAATCTCGTAATTTTCCGCAAATATACACAAATAACCGCTATTTGCAACCTTTTGAATTAATCAAAATAAAGCATCGGCACAAAAAATCGGCGCAAAGCCGACTCTTAAAATGAAAATGACTAAATTTGCGAAATGAATGACATTGAAGCAAAAAAGAAACGGTTCCAAGAACTATTTATGTCCGGTAAATTTACTCAAAAAGAAATTGCCGAAGAACTCGACGTATCACGGGTAACAATAAATCAGTGGGTTAAGGATTTTCCTGCAACTTCCTATATGCGAGCAAGAAAGCATCTGACAAAAGAACTTGAGAGACTATGTAAAACCCCACAGGGCAAAGAAGACCTTATCTTCAGATACATCCAGCATCTTGACCTCATTGACCGCATGATTAGAAAGGCTAAGTACCTCCCAAAGATCTAATGTAAAGACCTCCCGCCTCAGATGCAATCTGATGTAAAGCCTATGTAAACTTTTACCCCCGTCCATGTAAACGCCATGTAAACCTACATAAACTTTTTATACGCTTCGTTTTTTTAACCCCTCCACCACTCAACCCCGTAACCCACATAAGCTCAAAGACTTCCACTCAAAACAGCCAACCTCAAAATTAAACGCTTCGTTTTATGCCCCATACAAAGAGGCATCGCCAAACGCCCAGTAACAAATAAACAGTCCACTCCCACGCCATATCGAATACCGATGTCCCCTTGCCGGGGAGTGGATATACGACAAGCATGAGCGTTCATTGACTGCTTCAATCCCTGTTACTTTGAATTTGGCGATTTCTTTGGAAGGATAAAGCATGAAACGCTTTCAATAAAAAATGATGACATGATTCGGCCACCGCTGTGACTATCATTGTCAAGCGCAAAGGTAATTAAAATTTGGAGATATTCTTTCAATAACGGCTGAATTTTTGTCATGTAACAAAAATTCAGCCGTAGTCTTAATGATTAAGTCATCTGTTATTCGTGTGACGGCAGCTCGGTGAGGGTGTGTTAAAAGTTCCGGCGGCCGAGAAGGGTCACGGCGTGACGGAATGAATAAGTTTGTACCGGCCTCGCGATAAATCACGCTTAAAAAGGAAAGTCCCGCTATTTTTTATTTGTTATTTGTAAATGGGTTTGTCCAAGCATCGCGATTTATCGCGATAAAAAAGGCGCGGTCGTCCCGTCTTGCGGCTACTCCAACGCAATTATGAATTATGCATTTTCTTAAAACAACGCGACATTATCGCATTACACCCCCTGTTTTTACATTGTATCTTTGCTGAAAAAAGCAAGATACCCATGAACACTCCGAAAACCACCCCCTACCTCGTCTCTGACCGCGCTTTCCGCATCATCATGACCGAAGTCATCGAGCGTCTCTGTCTCGAAAGTGTCGATGCCGACTGTTTCCACGCCGTCATCCACCTTGTCCGCAACTACCTCCAGACCGGCGAACTC